GTAGCAGGATCAGGAACCTGCTTAGCTTTCTCTTCAGCCGTCGCGGGAAGTACAGTGGCTGTGGCACCGTCTTGGCTTACGAGTATTTCACTCATCGTTTAGTCTTTCTATACGTTGTTTGAGATCTTGAAGGTTGTAATTGGCATGGTCAAGACCTCTAATAACCCCCACCAATTCTCGATACTCTGCGTAGTCTTTGACTCCACCAGTAGCAAGTTTGTCTATCGCCTGTTGGCGAAATTCGTCGTTTTGCTTTTTAAGCAGTTCTATTTCGTTCATATTAAAGTCCAGTGGTAAAAAACATATACCGCCCTCTGAGCCTCGCCGCAAAGCAATTCATCCCGCCAGTGGGGGTATTTTCGGCCTTCCATAATGGCTCCCTGTCCTGGTGGGCACACTACGCCAATAAACTCTTCTTTAAAACGCGAGGTGTCTACATGAGGATCCCACTCCGCGCCGTCTATCTTGCTTGTACTGATATTTAATGGCCACTCAAGATTGTTTCTATCTTCAAGACACACGCTTAGCGAGATATCTAGACCCCCTCGGTCTGTATGAATGCCAAGGAAGCTACCACGCGTGTACACGCGGGTGTAAGTGCTATCAAATTTTGCCGTGGGGTAACGTTGTTGAATTCGTTTGGTTATACGATCAACGTACGCCCACGTAGCAGGCAGGTTATAAACTCCCTTGCTATTTTTATAGAAGACTTCCTTCTCATCATTTTTATCTTCTACTGCATCAAACTGTGCAATCAAAGACGCACATTCTTCGGGGCTAAATATAGATATCATTTATTTTACTAGACCTCCGGGTTTTGATTGTGGTTTAACGATGTTCTTTACCATGTCAGCCTTGAGCTTCTGAGTAGTTTGACGCTCTTGTGAGGTCACACGTTGCTGTTCTTTCTGCATGTCCATCATGATGCGTTGAGCCTCAAGCTTGAGTTTTTCTTGAGCCAACTGGATGTCAGCCTGAGTCTTCTGCGCACGGGTCTGTGCTTCTTGTGCCTTGATCTGCAACTCAGCCTGCTGCATCTGGATGAGGGGATCCTGCTGCATCTGCTGATTCTTCTTGTCCTGCATCTGAGCCATGTTCTGCTGAAGCAACTGGACTGATGCCTGCGCCACAAGCTGAGACAACTGAACCTCAACTTCTTCAGGAAGTTTCTCGTTGGGTGGTGGGAGGGGCACGCCCAACTGCTCCTCAATCTTGCGACGGTACGCAAACGCCAAGTGTTCAGCGATGTGAGCCATGATTGCTCCCATCATCTGCTGAGCCGCAGGGTTCTGACCCATCGTCTGCATGATCATCGGATCCTGCATAAACGTAGTGTGAGCCGCAATGTGTGCGTCTTGATCCTGATAGATAAACGCCTTCGTAGGTTCTCCGCGCAAGAACGCCATGTTCTCACTTATCGGATCACGCGGTGTCATATCATCTTCAATCGGCACAAGCTTCTCGGCATTTTTCACACCCAGCACTTCAATCATTTGCCTGTGCAAAATTGGAAGGTTGTAAATCTGTGGTGCTTGAGCTGCCAACTGCATCACAGCTTGATACTGCATAATGCGTTGAGCCATTGTCGAACTGTTGGGATCACTGACAGGTATAACTTCAACAATGTCGTAATCAGCCTGCATCACAGCAGGATCACCTGCTACTGGATCATAGTCATAGCTTGCGGGCGCGTGATCTCTAATGATGTTTTTAAGAAGCTTAAATTCTTCTTTCATTGAGTTATGAACACGGGCTTGTACCGCACCCATAATCTTAAGTTGTCGCTCAAGAAGAGCAAGTGTCGTACCCACAGGAGCCTGCGCACTCATGTCACTGACCTTCATGTCAGCAATAGAGCCAAGGCGACGACCTTCTTCTGTAATTTGATTTAACAACATTGCTAAAACTTGCGATGGCTCCTTGTATGGGAGCATCATGATGTTGTCTTTGATTGAGCCGCTTGGTACGTCTACGTCTCTAAACTCGCCCGGTGCAATTGGTGTATCGTCACCCTTAACACGCAGACCACGAGACTTCATCCCGCCGGGTAAGTTGCTAAGAGTACCTGCATCAATAAGTTGCCTGATAAGAGAAGTGCCAGCGCGAGCGTAACCACCAATAATATGAATGAGACCCATGCCATAAGCACCAAAACCCGGTACATAATCGTACTGAACCAAGTGTTGACGTTTTGTATAAGTCTCATCATCCTCTTCATAATTTCTATAAATAGCTAAAACTTTATTCGTACCGCGATCAATTGCAATGATGTAAGGAAGAGCAATTTCATCCTCGTGCTCATAACCTTTTAAGTTCCAATCAATTTGAATCTCAGCAATCTGATATCGATCATCTTCATTGACTGAATAGCCCTGCTCTTCAGCTTTTTTCTTTTCAACATCAGTATGAATCTGAACAGGCTCGCCCAAATCAACGTCACGATAAAAACCACTGACCTGTAGTTTTTTTACATCATTCTTTGTTTTCCGCATCAAGTGCGTCACACGTTCAGCAGTTCTTGCTCCGCTTGAGCCGTAGGGAATGATTACATCTTCAGCAGGGACAAAGAGTGACACTTGACGACGCAAGCCCGTGTCGTAGTACACTTTTTTAAACGCTGAGCCAGCTAGTCCCAAATTAAACAACATGCGTTCATGCTCTGGTCTGTACTCGGGCATCTGCTCAGTCAGGCGGTAGTTCATGTCTTCTCTAACGCGAGCCGCTGCTTCCTCTTTAAGGCGGTCAATTGCGCCAATAATCTCCGTTTTAACGGGGCCTTGCGAGGGAAAAGTTTCAGTAATAGTCTCGCTCTGGAACCGAATAGCAGCTTCAGTAAGAACGGTGGAAAATACACCACACGCACCGTTCCAAGGCTCCGTTCTCTCTTCATATCTCATCCCCAATACTTCAAGACCTTTAACGTACGTCTCAGTCCAGTCTTTACGAGAATTAATATCAGAATCAATGTACTCCATCAGTTCAGATGCAAGATTAGCTAACTCGCTGTCGTCCATTTCTTCAGCCAAGTTCTTACTAAACTCGTTGCTAATTTTTTTACCCGGCTCTAGCGTAATCTCCATAGAGCCATCAGACAATGTTACTGAGTCAGGGTTCTCAATCTCAATCTCAAGTGCAGACTCTCCCATGTCCATCAAATCAGGAAGTCCACCGTCAGTGGGGTAAAGAGCTTTGTCAATGTTGCTGGTAGCCATATCTGTCCTCAGTAGTACGCCGCTGTTCTACGGCGAAAGTATTTAATTTCTTCAGGTTCATCAGTCGGCAACCGGATAAACCCGCCCTGTCTAAATCGCAGCAATGCCTGAGTTGTTGAGTCAACCAAGTCATCATTAGTGCCAGATGGGAAGTCATTGCACTCCTCAATAACTTCTTTGGCCCACCTGCGGTCAGGTGCCCATACTATGCCAGATGCCAATAGATCTGACACTGCGTTTACACGCGATATTTTGTCCTGTCCTTTACCCGGAGTAAACTCCCCCACGGGAACACCCATGCGGCGAAGCTCTTGATACAGTGCCGCACCGTTAGATTTCTTTTCAACGACAAACGCATCAGGCTCCCACTCCTTGTACTCTTCAAGCACAAGTATTTTTAAATCAGGAAACTCCATCCTCTTTTTGATTGCATTAAGTAAGATGATGTTGTAGTTGTTTGTTTCTTCGTTGAAGAACACGCCCCACGTAGTCAGCGCATTGTAGTCAGCCCTGTTGTTGGTCTCCTGCGCCGCATCAAGACTCATGATGGTGAACTCACAATGAGGAGGATCATCTTCTTCCCATATCTGCCACCACTCTCGCTTAAGTAACGCGCCCTCTTCTGAGACTGGATCTTGCATGTACTGAGCTTGCCAATACCGGGGATCCATACCTGCTTTTTTGCTCAGTAGTTCTTCAAGCGACCAAAAATCTCCCCACAATGGTTTCTCATTAAGAATAGCAGGAAACTCCACAATTTCCCACTGATCTACATCTTCTTCTTTGCCCATCTGGTTGACAATCATACCTGTCAAGTCCAGTTTACTCCAACGAGTCATCACGATAATGATAGAGCCGCCCGGCATAAGACGCTGGAGAGGGCCAGACTGAAACCACTCCCAAGCAGGAAGAAAAACGTCCGGTCTCCCAGTTTTAGCATCTTGTTCCGAATGAGGGTCGTCAATGATAAATAAATCAGCGCCACGACCAGCAAGAGCACCTCCAACACCAATAGCAAAGTATTCTCCTTGAAAATTAGTGCCCCAACGGGACGCGGACTTGGAATCTGACTGCAATTCAACCTGCGGAAAGATGTCTTTATAAGGGTCAGAACCCACCAAATTACGCACTCTGCGGCCAAAATTAACCGCCAAATCCGCTGTATGGGAGGCCATAATGACCTTCTTATGCGGGTATTTACCTAGAAACCATGCGGGTGCAAGGTAAGAAATCATCTCAGACTTGCCGTGACGGGGGGCAATGTTCACAATTACCCGTTTTTTCTTGCCATTTGCAATGTCTTCAAAGATTTTGGCCAGTCTTCTGTGATGCGGGCCTACTTTATAGCCCTGATATACATGGTCAATGAAGGTTAAAAAGTCACTTTTACCCACATCTTGTACAGATTCACTATCGTAAATCCTTAAAAGCTCTAAATGACGACGTTTTTCCTCGCCATCCATCATAGGGACAGCATCTCGAATGAGTTTTAGTTGTTCAGGCGTTATTTTCATTGTTTACAACTCTGGCTTGAACGTCAACCGTGCGTTTTTCTAGTCTTTGCAAGGTTGCAAGCAACTCACTCTCAACTTCTTCAATAGATTGATGTTTGATTGTGATTTCTGAACGTTTTTTAAACGCATCGACGCCATCGACTTCTCCTAAAGCCTTGACCGCAGGTAATCTGTACTTGGGATCAGGGTTGTCAGTCTCTTGTAAAAGTTTGTTTACGACGTATTTCTTTAAATCTGCAAGTTCCCGCACGACCATGTAGTCATACTGAGCCACCATGCCTGCTAAATAAGCAATCGTCTCATTGGGATACTGCGCCAGATTCATGTCTGTCTTGTTTGCAATGACCTGTTCGGCTAATTGCATGGCTTGACCCCGGTGTTCTTGTGTGGGGGCAAGGGGTTGCCCTGTTATGTCCGACAACATCTTGGCTGTTCTGGCCATCATGTCTAGTTCTTCCTTTGGGGAAAGCTCGGGCATGGCCTCTGTAGCCGAGGCTGGCAATGGTACGTTCTCTTCAACGTCTGGTATGTTGTCTAGCATAGGAGGAAAGTGGCACTCCGTTGATGTTTTTTTAATATACCACACATTTGTAAAGGGTGGTAGGAATCTTATAGGGGGGTATTTTCCGTAAAAACTTGACAGCCAACAGTACGGAGAAAAGGAAGGGGTGGGGGGTATTGGGAAAATGTGGTGTGGTTTGTGCAAGTCTTAGTGTATAGGACGCGATGGTACCAGCTCGCAGATTGGGGGGGCCGGGTATAGGTGGGGTCGAACCGAGGA